AGTTGCTACTGTTTCAACTACTTCATTTGTTGTGTCAGTCATAGGACTTACCTCCTTGTTTATCTCAATTGTACTAATGCCTTTAGCACTATCAACTAAGAACTTTATCATGTTTGTTTTTTCGTTATCGCTTTTCTCAACGAAACCTATGTTTTGCATTTGAGCACCGCTAGTAGGGCTGATGGCGGTCTCTTCTTCTGAAAGCATTACGATTCCAGATTCTGCATCCCAAAAAACGTTTTCAATTTCTGTGTCTGCTAGATCTCCCTTAACGGTGTCTACTCCGTCTACCTTCTGAACAGAAAGGACGTTTGCAAACTGGTTTGCTGGACTGTCTACTAGAGATAGTTCCATTAGGTCATATTCTTTAATGATACGGATAGTCTTGTCTAGGTTAGCATCGTAAGCGTCATCGTACTTGTTCATTCTACCGCCAATAGAAAAACCTGAAAGAGTTCCATCTAGAACCTTCTCCCAAGTGTCTTGTGCTCCCTTTGAAATATATGTTGAAACGTAAACTCCAGAATAGAACTTCTTTGTCTCTGGATCAAAGTACTTGTCTTCTTTAAATGAGACCATCTTGCCAACAGAGATTGGCTGGTGCATTTCACGGATGTTGCCACGGAACTTTGAGAAGGCCTTTAGAGATGCTTCTGTGGTGACAATGTCATTTTGACGATCTACGTTATCAAGCGTAGCAAAGCCAGAAACGATTCTGCGTTCCTTGTCAACTTTGCTGAATGGCATCGATAGGCGAACATCTTCACCCTCAACGTCCCAATGTGCTTTAGAGATAGTCATACTAGTTTAATTATAGACCCTTTTTATAAAAATGTTAAAGTTTTGTAACAATTTTATTGAGAAGATCTTCCTTCCCCTTGAGCGTTTCTTCCTGACACAGTTGCCGTGCTGTCAGATGCATTGTTTGATCTTTCTGTATCTCTTGCACGATTCCCTGCCATGTTGGCACGAGCGTCAGTGGCCTGTCTTGGAGACAAGTCAAGGAACTCGTCGCCTTCTGGGTGCTGAGGCAAGCCAAGCTGCTCTCTAGCTTCGTTCTTAGTGATAACCTGATTCTTTACATATCTTTCGATAATCTGAGACTGAGCAATTTCGTCTGTCAGGGTTAGCTCGTTAAACTTGAATTCTAGAATGTCTGTCTTCTCACGAATAATTTTGTTTAGTGCCTTTTCTAGATTACGCTGGGCTGGTCTTGCTACCTGCTCCTTAAAGGTGCGGTCTTGTGCAAGTGCAGCAGCGATAGCAGCAGAGTCGCCACCACCAATCTTAGATAGTGGAACTTGGTGAGCAACTAGAATATCGTCACGGTTACGGATGCGGTATTCGTTGAACGATGCTTCTTGAACACCATTCTCAACTGCTTCCATTTTAAACTCTACCTTGTTTGTGTCTGTGTCTCCTGGTAGTGGAATGTATAGTGTTCTGTGGTTTGATCCCTTTAGGCTTGTCTGCAAGAAGCGGAACATCTTGTCCTCTGCCTCTTCCGAAAGTTTTGCACCCTTAAGGGTAACGACATAGCGTGGAACACCCTTGTTGGTAAAGTAGTCGATGTTGTACTGTGATGCCATTGCATCTCCCTGTAGGGCACCGACAGCAGACAGGATGTCTGGAACGCCGTAGAATGAGTTTAGAGGCGAATACTCTTTGTAATGAATAATCTCGTTTGGTCTTGGGTCGTTAGTGATTGGGTTTGGGTTCTTTGCACCAAAGTTGCGGAAGTAAACAACCTTGTTTCCAATGATCTGCACAAAGCCATCACGTAGTCTGCGTACACGCATAGTAGTTGCTGGAATGTGACCTACATAGCCAATCTCGCCTGTTACTGTTCTACCAATTTCAAGGTATCCGTTTCCAGTTGCCTGAACGTCTGTAAAGAACTTCATCATGGTGTGTGTAAATGAGTCGTCGTCATTTAGTGACTCAATCCAGTCCTTCATCTCTACCTTGGCACGTTCAATACGCTTACGTGCCTTCTCTGTTGCGGTTTCGTTTGTTGATGACTCAAGTGCCATCAGGGTTCTTTGGGTTGCGTGAAAGTCATAGCCCAATCCAACAGTATTCTCTACCTTCGCATCAATCGCTGCATGGTTAGCGAAAGACATGTCGTAATAGTTTGCAAGTTCGTATAGGTTCCATGGTGGAGTAATAACGTCAAACATACCGTAGCCGTTGCGGTAGACACGTCCTGGATTAATCTCTTTAGAACCTGCACCATTGATACCAGATCTAACAGCCAAAGCTGAGTCTTGGTATCCTCTAGACATTACGTCAACATTGTTGTAGCCCATAGATGTTTCTACGACTGGGTCGTTGTTTGCTTTTGCAATTCTATCTGACCTTCTCTTGAAGTTCTTTTCTAGGCCACTTAGGGCCTTTAGGTCATCCCAAGACTTGCCAAATGGATCTTGGTCTTTAAAAGCATTAGTTTGTTCTTCCGCATCTGGAAGCCCAATATCTCTAATGTAGTATTCTTCTGGCATTATTCTTCATCCCCATACATTGCAATAGTATCTTTTGCTGCCTGCACAGCACCTAGATCGTTGAGGTTTGGGATAAGGCCATTTGCCATTCTATCCACTTGTTCGCTATATTCTTCATCGGAAATTCTGCCCATACCTGCGAAAAAATATGGCTGTCCGTTTGGCTCTCCGTAATAGCTGGCAGCATCACGAAGCTTTTGTAACTGAATTTGATCATCCCTATGAGACGGAACGTTTAGGATGTTGCCGTCTTCATCCGTAAACCACTTACCGTTTTCTCGCTTCCAAACATAGATTCCCCAGTCGTACTGCTTATCAATTACAGTAACCTTGGATTCACCAATTTGACCAGGAACTCTAAATTTTTCTTCACTCATAACCACTATTATACCATATTAAACTGGAGTTGTGGTATTTGATTCCCAAGAAACTTCCGTATAGAAGTTGTATTGGTAATCCCCAAACGTTAATTGAGAGTCATCCTCTACTATTTTTTTGTTTGTTCCTGTGTATGCCTTGTAAAAGTCTTCTGGATTTACCGAAGAAAGAACTGTGTCACCAAGATTTAGAACGTTTGACCACGTTCCGTCACCATCTTCTGTCCAGTAGCTCCACATTACAACAGTTCCGCTGGTGGGCTCTTTTACGTCTCCCCACATTCTTTGAACTGAGGTAAGAACTTCTTGTGCACTTGTTAGTTGGTAATGTGACAAGTTATTGACCAAAATATTTTTTCCAACCACCCTAAACGAACCAGAATAACTGTTGAGACTTAGTGGGCTTGTAAAAGACATTGCCATAATATTCCATTCGTCTAGATTGACAACCAGATCTTTAACAATCTTGCCGTTCAGGTAAAACAGGATGCCTTCGGCCAACGCCCCTGTTCTTGTATCGATTCCATAAATTACGGCTCTCTTGCCAGAACCATCGACTGCCTGTGTGTAAAAGTTTATAGACCTATCTTTTGCCTCAAGCTCAAACAGTGGCTCTGCTGGAGCTCCACCTATACCTACTGTTGCAAAGTAGTCTTTGTTTACCCTCATGGCCAACTGAATTGCAGAGACTGAATACTTTGGGGAAAGATCGCTATTGATCGGAAATGAAAACCCTGTTGCCTGATTGTCTTCTGTATCCTTTAGCTCTAGCCCTGTGTTTTTAGTTAGATATAGGTATGGAGTGCTGCCTTTGTAAATTGTGAATGGGTTTCTTCCAGCATAATCGTAATAGAGTCCAGTTTTTGCATACGAGTATATCTCCTTACCAAGCCTTGTATTGATTGGGTTTGACGTAGCCTTGCTTAGTGATTTTGGAGAAAGCTGTATAGACTTAATCCTGATTGGGTTTGAGAGGCTTCCAGCGTTAACCATTTCAACGTGTAGGACTAGGGCTAGACTATTAAAGTCTACTCCTTGTGGTGGGTAAATGATTGTGTTATCTAGCACTTCATATCTTGTGGTTGTCCAGTTGTTACCTGGAATCAGAACATTGCTGGCTCTTAGCCTTTTGGTAGATGTAAAGACGGAACTATTTGAGTTTGCTCCTGTAGACAAATACTGAAAAGTAACGTATGTCTTTACTTGAGCACCTGTTGTGTCATGGTAGATGCCGTCAAAAATCTCAATTTCTGGGTATGACAGATTTAGTTGAATCGTGTCTAGCTTATAGTCGTTTCCGCCTGTTTCGTTCTTTACGTATTTTGCAAAATAGCTTAGTGGTATTGAATCTTCCCAGTATGAGTCTGTTGCAATGTCAAACTTAAGAACATCCAAGTCATATTTGATCAGCATGGTGTATGTCGCTGTGTGGCTTAAAAACTCTGTTGTTGCAAAACCACCATCGTAGGTCTCTGTCCAATATATAGTAGACTCGTCGCCACCGCTTATTGTTGTTGTTGCTGTATCCGATAGTTCTCCAGCATCAATAAAGGCATCTTCTGGGATTCCTCTTTCGCTAAATCCAGATGCCAATTTTCTTAGATTTCTTGGTGTGCAAAATCCTAGCCTGTAGATGTTTCCAGCAAATTGTTTTGAAAAGTCTTTTTTGTTTCCAACATAAAGAATTAGTGTCTGAGACTTGCCAAAGAATGTTTTTACGTTACCGCCAAAATAATTTGAAAACTTGTCTATGTCTAGACCAACCGTAAAGACTGTTCCGTTATCTGGTTTGTCCACAGAAAGGATGGTTGATAGTTCTCCATTATACTTTAGAGTATAAACAATATCTGTTGGGGTCATCCCAATCTCAAAATAGTTTCCTGTAGAGCCATCTTCTAGGTGAAACAAAACCTGGTTTGAATTAGAGTATGAGTCGAACACTCCATAGAATGCTTTTGTTTGATCAGTTAAAAATCCTAATTTATTAAAATAGATATAAGAGTTCGGCTGTTCTGAACTTACCTTTAAAAAGAATGACTCTGCTGTTCCACTACCGCTGTCAATCACATCTAGCAACTGTTGTGCTGAATATGCTCCGCTAAACACTATTTGGGGCAGCGAATATGTTGGTGCTGCGAGATAGTTGTTTGCCAAAGAAAGATTTTCAATCACGTTGCCAGATCTCCATAGTGCTAAATCTGGATAATTGTAATTGTTTGTATACCCAGCAACAGAGTAGTCTACGAGATATGAAGATCCACTATATGCTGTGTTTATGTCGTTTGGAAACTCCACAGCCTGACCGTAGACCCATCTTCTTTTTGCCATTACTTCTGGAACACTATATGGATATATCGCTATACAGTCTACATCTAAAGTTGGAATATCTTCATAGGCAAAGAATCCTAGCCAGTCATTTTCGTAAATGTCTCCGTCATCATTAATAATTTTGTTTGGAAAGTTTAGCTGAGAAGAGTCAAAGGTGATTGAAAAGACCTGTTCTCCGTTTATTACTAATGCTGCATTGTTGTTGGAAATTCTAATGTTTACAAGCATTGGTCTATTCCATTCGGAAACGTAGTGTGAGCCTACTGAGTTTCCAACCTTTAGTTTGATAAATGGACCAGAAACATAAAGTCCATCTGTTGATTGAACAAGACCATCTTCGCCTTCATAGTGTCCAATTGGACCAAAGATTCTTCTTTCTTCATATGTTTCTGAATTAATTCTTAGCCACATTTCAGCAGTAAAGGTTTTATACTGTCCAGACTTATTGAATAGTCCTTGACCAGGAATGATCAGAGATGGTGCTCCAGATACGGTGCTTGGATAGAGTGTTGAAACATTTGACGCTCCGTATACAAGTGGAATACCACTATTTTTGCATAAAGACAGGCTGTCTTCAACAATGTAGTATCCGTGAGAATCTTGTAGTCCGTAAGACTCTACTCTAATTCCAGAAACGTTTGGTTCTAGACCATAGACTTTATCAACGATTGACCAGGTATCTTGTCCCATAGATGTTGCATTAAACTCTTCATTCCATTGTCCAAAGTTAATTCCATTCACATAAACCTGATAGTCTCCTGGAACGCTTCCACCAACTTTTGTATTGATAGTTATTCTAAACTTAATGCTTGTTCCGCTAGTTGGTCTTGCTACCGTTTTTGACAAAAACGTCCACTGTTGAACTGGTAGATTTGAGAATGTTTGAGACGACACTGTTCCAGAGTCTACAAAATGACCCAATGAAATGCTGGAAATATATACGCTATCAACATATACATACATTCCAATTGTCATTGTTTCTTTTGTGGTGTTTAGCAATAATACTGGAGCAATTTCATCGCTAGTTAGGGTGAGGGTTAGTGCTCCTGTGCTTGTGGTTGGAGCAATCGACCACTTTTTTACATCTGGAAATGGATCGTTTAAGTCTAATAGGCTTTCATCCGTTACCGTTACCGCTGTAGTTCCGTATGTCCAAGTGTTTAGCGAAGTAGCAAGAGATAGACTTGGAATAAGAGATGCATACTCCATGGCATCGTCAAGTGCCCAGAGTGCTGTGGGGTGCTCTGCAAAGATTTTTTCTGCATATAGGTTTGATGGGTTTGACATATATCTCCTAACCTATTTTACCACATTAATGGGCTTGGCTCTTACCCTACCACTTATGTTCTGGGCAGGTTGCTTTTTCTAGCTTGGTCTTTGCTTTCATTATGCAGCCACATCTTTTGCATTGCCCTGTTAGTGATATAAAGAATGGACACTCTTTGCAAATGGAGTATCTTTTTTCTGCCTCGGCTTCATTGGCATACTCTGTGTTTGGGTTTAGCATATCCCAAGGCCTGGTCTCTCCAAGATTTTTCTTATATCTTTCCCATGCAGTTTCTGACATATTATATCTCCGTAATAATAATTTGTGGACTAGAAAGAATTGCTGCAACAAACCAATCAAACATTTGGTCGTTATATGCTTCAACGGCCAGAACTTGTTCGTTAACAACAAAGGCTATGACTGTTCCTGGTACCTCGTGGTCGTGGACTTGAAACTTGTTAGTTTCTGTTTCTACAAAGACGTTGTTTTGAAATAGCATTCCTTCAGATGGGATGCTTGTTTTGTCTTGAATCTCAATAGCTGCAAAGTCTTGACTTAGTGCCAAAATAACCTTTTCCCAGTTTGCATTTGTTTCTGTTTTGGGCACCAGCAAAGAGCCAACCTCTTGTTCATCAATAAGGGCTCTAATTTCTGTATTAATCGTCATATAACCTATTATACACCAAACATCGCAAAATATAAATGCTAGGTTTCTGCACAACCGTCTACCAAACAGGCTCCATAGGTTATGCTGGTAACTCCTGTACATGGGTTGTAGTATGTAAACTTGTTTCTTACCTTACCGCCTCCACAGCCTTCGCACTCCACTAACTGCAAAATAGATCCGCTGTCGCAAGACTGAGATTGGGTGTAACTACCTGAAGTCTGATATGAGCCTGTTCCGCAAACGTTGTCGGTGTATGTATCTGTATAGTTTACTGTTCTTGACTGGCTACAGCTACTACACGTACTCCATGATCCGTAGCTTTCTGATCTACTTGTGAAGGTGAATACTGGATCACACGCAGCACTAATAATTCCGATTGTAGTTAGCATGTTATCACGCTATGACGCTAGGTCTCCGATTAGAGTCCATTCGTTCGTGCCCACTTTGATAAGTGTTGCTGCTGAGAATTGACCAAAAATCTTTCTTTTGCCACCCTTGCTATTTAGGGTTACTCCAGAGGTTGGCGAAATTGTTATCTGTCCTGATCCAGCCTGAAGAATGTCGATTCTTGATTTTACTGGAAACGCAACAGATGAGTTTAGTGGAATTGTTATGGTCACTGCAGAGCTACTCGTAAAAGCCTCCATCTTTCCTGCGTCAGCAAGGGCTAGTGTGTATGATGTTGAGGCTGAGGTTTCGTAATCAATTGTGTTTTTTAAAGTTGCAATGTCTGCTGAAAGATCTGTTCCTGCTGGTCCTGTAGGCCCGATTGCTCCTGTTGGTCCTGTTGGACCTTGTGGTCCTGTTGGACCTGCAACGGTGCTGGCAGCACCTGTGGGTCCTGTGGCACCTGCTGGACCTGTTGGTCCGACAACGGTGCTAGCAGCACCTGTTGGTCCAGTTGCACCTATTGGTCCTGTTGGGCCTATCAGCCCTTGTGAACCTGTTGCACCAGTAGGGCCTGTGGGTCCTGCAACGGTGCTGGCAGCACCTGTGGGTCCTGTGGCACCTGTGGCACCAGTAGGACCTGTAGCACCAGTTGCACCAGTTGGCCCCATTACGCCCTGAGTTCCCTGTAGTGCTAACGGAAACCAATAAGTAGAAAGTGCTGATGGTTCATTTCCGACTGGTGGATTATTTTCTGCAAACCAAGATGCTCCATTGTGAAATACTGCATCATTTGATGCATAGTCTGTGGTATTGCTCCATGTGCCTCGCCAGACTAGTCCAGAAGCTCCTTCTGGACCTGTTGGTCCTGTAGGACCTGTGGGTCCAATGAAATAAGAAAGTTCTGACCAGGTGCTAACACCATTACCAATTTTAAGCTTGCCGTTATCGCTAGCAAAGGCAATCTCTCCTTCTGCAATAATTGGGTCAATATCTGCCCACTCTGCAGCGGTAGCCCTGCGTTGTTTCATTCTGATAGCCATTGTTTAATTATATCATTAATATAAAAATACCCCCCAATATTTCATGGGGGGTATTCCTATTAATTGATATTAAGCAAGCAATGTTCCAACAACGTTAATTGTTGAATCATTTACTGGGTTAACTCGTAGTCTAACAGCTCCAGATAGACCATCGATATCTGCAGTGATAGTTCCTCTAGAACCATTGGTGCTAACAATTGCATATTCTGTAATAGCAATGTTGTTAGATGAATCTAGTGTTAGTAGGATTTCACTTACTTCATTTTCTGTGCCATTGTCAATTTTAACAAGGAACTTTGCTGTTTTGTATACTGCCTTGTCGAATGAGTATGCTGTAACTACAACGCTCCCTAGTGATGATGCTGTTGCTGCTACATGTTTTGCAAGAGAGTTGACTTCTACAGATGTAAATTCTGGTGTTGCTGACATTGCAAGAACACCGCTTGTTACAGATAGGTTTGGATCTGTTCCAACAGAAGTAATGTAGTTATCTGGAATATTTCCAATTTCTGTATCTACATATGACTTAGTAGCAATCTCGTTACCTGCAGTAGCAGAACCTACATATGAGTCGCCAACGGCATCAAGAACAACGTCACCGCTAGAGTATACTCTTAAGTCTCCGCCTGATTGAAGTTGAGTCTTGTTATCGTTTTTGAGAACAGTCAAATAAGAGTTGTTGTCTCCGTCTTTGAATTCTGTAGTTCCAGTTAAATCTAGACCATTTGCTGTTTTGTTAGTAAGTGTTTGAGTGTCTGTAGTACCTACAACATCGCCAGTTACGCCGTGAACACCAGTAGTTAGATCTGAGTGGTCGGTTACCTCTCCAGTTGCAAATGTTCTAGTTGCTGTAATGGTTTCATCAATTTCAAAGGTGTTTCCATTCAGCTCTAGGCCGTTTCCAGCAAGGAATGTTCCAGCACCAGAGAACTGTGTGAAGCTAATTGGGTCTGTACCAATGGTCGCTGGCTTGAGAGTTTGAACCCAACCAGTGTTTGCATAGGTTCCAGATGTTACGAAAACAAAGTCTCCGCTGTCTACTTCCATTGCAGTATCAAAGTCTGCTGCACGTAGTGCCTGGCCTGAAGCCTGAACTACATAAATACCATTTTCTGAAGTAGTTGTCTGGTCCTTAACAAGAACACGGTCTCCTGTAGCAAGCGTTACTCCACCTGCAGAGTCTCCATTTTCAAGAGCGGTAGCAATTGCAACGTTTCCGTTTGTAGCAACTCTAACTGATTCGTGAATGTGAAGACCTTCTGATACAGCATCTACATATGCCTTGGTTGCAGCGTGGTCTGCCTGATCTGGAGTTCCAAGACCAGAAATCTGGAAACCGTCCATAAGTAGGTCGTCACCCATTGTCTTGTTTGTAAGAGTTTGAGCGTCTGTAGTACCTACAACACTTCCAGTGATGCCGTGAACACCGCTTGAAGCAGTGGTGTGGTCATCAAGATTATCCTGAACATCTCCTGCTGCACCTGCTGCGTCATACCAGGTATCCACAGTTGTGCGATCGATCTGTAGAGCATCTTCGGTGTTAGCAGTAGTTAGACCGCCTGCAGTTGCCAGACTTGCAGAAATTGCTCCTGCAGTGTAGTCAATTCCAGAACCACCAGATAGGTGGGTGTCAACTAGGCTATCTGAGTAGTACTTGTTTGTAGTACCTTCCTCAATGTCGTCTGTGTCTAGTGCGTCAACAATTCCCTGTGCTGTGCCAGTTGCATCATATGCAGAAGCAGTTGCATCTAGTGCTCTCTGATTTGTGAAGTAAAGGTTTGTAGCACCTTCGGTAAGGTCGTCAGTATCTGAGTCAGCAACGCCGTTCTCAGCGGTAATTGTTAGACCATCTTCGTTTCCAGTAATAGTGATGTTTGTCAGCGTTGCGTTTGTTAGCAAGTCTGCTGCATCACCCTTTGCCCTGACTGTTGTGTAGTACTGATTTGTAGTACCCTCTTCAATATCATCTGTTGTTAGATCATCAATTGCGGTTTGAACCTGTGTAGCAATTTCTGATGCTACTGCATCAATTGCTCTTTGATCGGTAAAATACTTATTAGTAGTACCCTCACCAAGATCATCTGTGGTACTTCCTGTGGTGATTACGTCTTCACCGTTTACGGTTGCTGTAGTTCCTTCAACTACCAGGCCGTGCTTGACTTTAAAGTTTTTGTCAACTGTTGCCATTTTATATCTCCTTGTTTTTATGCCTTAAGTCCCATACGAGCGAATCGCACAGTGACTGGCGTAACTGCTGGATTGGGGGTAAATACTAATAGAATATTACCACCACTCCTTGAGACACTAACAGTTCCCATATCCCCATCATTGTCTATAATTCCATATTGAGCAACATTTAGATTAACATTGTCGATCAATACGGTAAGTTCTGTAGCATAGAATTTGTTTACTCCACCAGATACTTTCGAAACTGAGATTAGATATTTTACCATTCTCCAAGCAGATGCTGAAAAAGAGTCAATAGTTGTCTGATTCTCAATGCCGTTGATTGTTTGTTCGTTATTTCCAGCGGTCCCCAAATCTGTTGATTGCTGAATCAGAGTGTCAATAAGATCTACATAGTCTGCACCAGTAGGCTTGTCTCCAGTCTCAAACTTAGATTTTAGGGTTGCTAAAGTAACTCTTGCCATTCTTTAATTATAGCATTATTTATCTAGAGACTGGAGGTAAAGATGTACGTTGTCTAGCAATCTCTTGTTGCTTGGCTCTAAGTATAGAGCGTTTGTTCCGTGCTTGAATGCTTCTTTAAACATACCCAAATTCCAAGACGCTATGGCTGCTAGGTCGTGTGGCAAAGAACCCCATGCAAAGTCTTCACATAGGTAGTCTAGCGGTTTCTTTTCTACCAGCAATGCAATCTTTGCCCAATCTAGACACTCTTCCCAATTTTTCTGATTGTAGTAATATTGCGATAGTTCTACAGCAGATTCTCGTCTGCCAGGTGCTTCAAGATTTGCTTTTACTAGCCAATCCTCTGCAAAGCTTGTGTCGCATTTAGCAAGGTAACGACAGGAGGCAGCACGTTCTGGTCCCCACTTAGAATCGGGGTTTTCCAAATGCTTAATAAACATATCTTTGGCTTTAGAGTAATCAGCGTTAAAGAAATACTCTCTGGCTAGGTAATACTGGTTTCTGTCGTTTGTTGGATCTTCCTCTACCGCCAACTTTAAGAGAGGGAGATATTGTCCACGACTTTTGGTTTGATCTGGGTGGTGGTGGATTTCTAGGTTTACCCACTCTTGTACTTCTTGAACATTATCGGCTACTAGGACCTCGTGTACTGGATGCTTCCAGCGGTATCCGTGTCGTGTATGAATCTTATCTGCACCATATTGAAGGCCAGGCTTATCTCCATTCCAAGACCAAGTATACTGGTAACGAGGACGAGTCGTCTCTGGCTTAATTTGTTCAAGGTGTTCACGCCAACCTTCAACAAGGATTTCATCCATATCCAAAGCAATGCAAATATCTATATCTTCTGGCAAACTCTCAAGAGAGGCATTTCTGGCATTGTCAAATCTCCAAGGCTTGATTGATATCGAAACTACGTTTATTCCAAAAGACCTTGCAAGCTCTATGGTTTTGTCGGTAGAACCTGTATCTGCTATCAGAAGATAGTCTGCATCTTTTGCACTGTTATACCAACGCTCAACAAACTGCTCTTCGTTTAAAGCAATCGTATATACGGCAATTTTCATTACTCATATTTCTTTCTAGTCCAGAAGTTTTTCTTGTAGAATCCAAATGGTGGGTTGTGCATTGTAAATCTATAGACAGGAAGCCTGATTTCTTTTTGGTCTTCAACTTCTGACTTCCAGTTGCTTCTTTTAAAAGGAACAAGTTGTGCAATTGGAGTCCCTGCTGGTATAACTCCCCTGAAGTCTTTTCTAACAAAAAAAGGAAAGTTTATTGGTAGCTCAAACTTGTCTGTTTCTACAATGCCAGAAAGCGTGTAGAAAGGAAGATCCAGTCTATTCATTGGGTGAGTAAAGAGGGTGCTATATCCTTTGGGGGTCTTTGCAACAAAATGATTTATCCACTTATAGGGCTGATCAGAGTATTCTGGTGGAAGAACCATTCCTTCTATCTGAGACTTGTCGTGAGTAAGCACTGTTTGAGTTTTTGCTATTTGCTGAAGTCCATTTCCGTCAAAATAAACATCTGCTGACAACACGATCATGTATCCTGCTGTTGCAGTATCTAAGAATGGCATACATTTCTTGATTGTTTCTATTCCGTGATTTACCCCAGAAAGTCTTTTAAACCACGCTGGTATAAATTTTGATGAAGGTTGTGGATGATTAATCTGCAGGTTAATGTTTGTTGAATAAAACTTAATCTTCTTTGTCACTCTTGTCCTCTTCCGTAAACTTTTTGTTTGAGTATTTCATTCCTTTTTTAACAATCGTCTGTTTTGGATCAAACTCAACCATCTTTGTTTTTTTAGATAACAGGATTTCTGCTGCTTCTTCGTTGACACGAATCATTTCAACAACCTCGCCGTCGTTGACCAAGGCTATATATCTAAGAGGCATAAACTTAAGTCTATCTGTTTCTGGTCTAAAGACTGCACCGTCGTTGTATATAGACTGCTTTTTTCTTTTAAGGTTGAACAATTTTTGCTCAAGGATTTGCACAATAAGCGTTCTTATGGTTGGTCGAAAGTCTTTTATTGCGTCCCCATAAATCTTTTTTTCTTTTTTAGATAGCATTAGTTATACTCTTTCTTTTCCCAGAAAAATCTTTTATAGCTTTTGTTTAGTTTACGGACCATTGTTCCTTGAAGATCTTCTAAAAATTGTAATCCTTTGTCGTTTTTAATTGATCTCCATGAAGCACGTTTGACTGGTATTAGTTGTGCAAACGGTGTTCCTGCTGGAATCATTCCTACAAAGTCTTTCTTGATAAAGAAAGGAATGTTGCCACTTGTAGAATACCTATCTGAATCCATAATACCAGATGTTATGGTAAAAGGCAAGTCGTGTCTGTTTAGTGGTTGCACGACAAGAACGCTCCACTTGCGTGGAGTTCTAAATCCCCAAACTCCTCTAAATGCTAAATGGTTTTGATAGTGTCCTGGTGGGCGAGGCATCTTTTCTCCAAGATCGCTTGTTCTCTCTGTAATAAAGTCTTGAAAGATATCTGGAGAGTTCCAGCGTATATCCAGCGAACCATCTTCTTTTTTTGAAACAAAGATATCCATAGGTGTTGTGAGCATATATCCACTCAGCATTGAGTCAAGGAATGGTACGCACTTTTTAAGTCCTGCGTGTTCTTCGCCATTCTCGTCGGTGATTGTTAGTTCTGAGTCCTTATACCATTGTGGCAAAAACTTTTTTGCAGGTAATGGCTGGCCTAAGTTTTCGTATTCGTTTTTTGAAAAAAATCTAATTATTTTCATAATCCCTCTTATGCTCGTTGAATATTAATTGATGATCCTATTATATCACTTTGAGCATGCTGTGCTGGAGAAATTGATATTCCGAATTGTGTGGTTACCGTGGCACCAGTAGCTGTGTGAACTAGGTTGCTTCCAATTTGTGTAACAAGATTATCAGAATAGGCTTTTGCTGTGATTGTGTTTCCACTAAGACTTACCAAGATGGACTTAATTGTTTGTGTGGTAGATACCACAGCAGAACTTACATTTGAAACGGTATTTCCAACAGACTTATTGATCTTAAGGATTGCTTGGTAGGCAAAAGTAGTGGGACTTGTAACAGACGTATAAGGAACGTTAGAGGTGTACGGAGAGTTTGATGTGAACGGAACATTGCTTGTAAAGGGGTTATTGCTTGTATATGGGTTGTTAGTTGTGTAAGGAACATTTGAGTTGTACGGCACATTGCTTGTATATGGTACTGTAGATGTAAATGGAGTGTTGCTAGTAAATACCCCTGCAGCGGAGGTGTAAGTTGTTGCTCCTTGAGTATAGCTTGTTGCTCCTGTAGTATAGCTTGTTGCTCCTTCAGTATATGTTGGAGCACTTTCAGTGTAGCTTCCAAATTCATCTGCCAGTTGATAGTTTGCAGAAAACCCTGTTCCTGATGTCCACTGCTGAAAAGATGTGTATGGAATGTTTGAAGTAAACGTGCTTGAAGACGTAAAGTTTCGGTTTGATGTGTACTGGATAGGATTTGTTCTTCTGGTGTATGTAGTGGCACCACCAGTATAGTTTGTATTTCTTGTATAAGTCCTTGTTCCAGGGTTGTTAAAAGTTGTACGTGAGTAGACAAGTGCAGACGTAAATTGTGCAATATTTGACCAATAGAAAAATCCAGTATAAGTTCTAGCCGTTGTGTATGGAGTGCTTGCTGTGTATGGGGTATTGCTGGTAAAGGTTCCTCCTGCCAACGTGTAAGTTGTTACACCTTGAGTATAGGTTGTTGTTCCTGCAGTATAGTTTGGGGCACTAGAACTAAAAGCCATTGCACCTTCTGTATATCCTGTGGGTCCCATTGTATAGGTAACTCCTCCAGAGGTAAACGTTGTAGCACCCTGTGTAAATCCTGTTTCTCCAGAAGTAAACGTTGGTGAACTAGATGTATAGGTAGTTGTTCCAGAAGTGTAGTTTGTGTTTCCTGGAATTGAGTTAAATGTTGAGTCTACAGATACCATCCACCAGTCAGAACTGCTTTGCACCCAAATTGCTGCGGATGAGCCAGATTCTGTATCTGTGATGGATATGGTGTTATTTTGTGTTGGCATGTTAACAGTAGCTATTGGGTATGATGATCCAGAAGCTCCTGATGATGGGATTGTTGTAGACTTTGCTTTACCGCTTTGAACTTGAATAGTTCCCGATCTGGCATCCCACTTGCTACCGTCAGTGGCGGTCCCTAGTGAACCTGTAGTGTTTGATCTGCCTGCAAAATTATCGTAAAACCTTTTTCTTATTGAGGAGGCAATGCTTCCTAAATTAATTCTCATTATGCCGTCAGGTCTCCAGTTGCTACCCAAGTGTTTGTACCACGTTTGATTAGTGTGGCTGTTGACCATTGGGCACGTAATTTTAAGCCTGGAGTTCCATTGACAGTAGTTCCACCAACACCAACAATAGTTGTTTGGCCAGTTCCTGTTTGCAAAATAGTTATAATTGTTCCAACTTCAAATGCAGCTACTGCGTTTGGTGGAACGTTTAGATTGTTTGCCGATGAATTGTTCATCTCTATCATTTTATTTTTATCTGCTAAAACTAAATCATAAAAGGTTCCTGTTTGTGCGTTAATCGCTGTTACTGTTGGAGCATCTGCCCCTGTTGGTCCTGTGGCTCCTTGAGGTCCTGTTGGACCAATAGAGCCCTGTGGGCCTGTGGGGCCAACTGCTCCTGTTGGCCCTGTGTCTCCTTGAACTCCCTGAACTCCTTGAATTCCTTGTGGTCCTGTTGGACCAATGCCTCCCTGTGGGCCTGTGGGACCTAATTCTCCTTGTGGGCCTGTTGCACCCTGTGCACCAGTTGCACCAGTTGCACCAGCAGGTCCAGTATCTCCTTTGTCACCAGTGCGAACAAAAGTGATGGTTACGTCTAAGCCATCTGGGAAAGACGTAACTGAGCCTGACAGATAGGCAATTGGAACGTGAAAGTATCCTGTGTCGTGAGCGTGGGGTCCATTGATAGCGTAGTAGACGTAGTTATCTGGGTCAGCAGTTTCGCTTACACGGAAGTGCCCCTTGATTGTTGATGTTGAATCATCAATGGTTTGTAGGTAGTTGGTTACGTCTACAGCGTTGATGTCAAGGATGTCAATGAATAAGGCGGTTGCGGTGGTTAGCGTGTTGTTGAACTTTAAATTTCCAGATCCTGGGTCAGACTCGGTTGTATTGGTTAAATAATTATAGTCAAACGATGCACCACCAAAACTTCCCTCTGGTCCTTGCGGTCCTGTTGCACCTGTTGGCCCTGTGTCTCCTTGTGGTCCTGTCGCTCCTGTTACACCAGTGTCTCCCTGTGGTCCTGTTGGACCTTGAGGACCTGTTAGTCCTTCAACGCCTTGCTCTCCTTGAATTCCTTGAGGTCCTGTTGGACCAACATCTCCTTGTGGCCCTGTTGGGCCTGCTTCGCCTTGTGGTCCTGTGGGTCCAACGTCTCCTTGTGGTCCTGTGGGTCCCCCTGCTCCTGTAGGGCCAACATCTCCTTGGGGACCTGTTGGTCCCTCTGCCCCTGTGGGTCCAGTAGCCCCAGCATCTGCAACTGGTGTCCAAGAAGCATTTATTGTTCCTGGTGATGGGGGGTAGCCTGGATTTAGTGGGTTTCCAGTTCTATAATAAAATCCACCAGAATAGGTTACTGCATCTCCAATATTATAAGACACACCATTGTCATATGCCCCTATTAGTGTCCAAGGCTCTGCTCCTGTTGCTCCTGTAGGACCTGTTGAGCCTTGAGGTCCTGTAGGACCAATTGGTCCTGTGTCGCCAATAATGCCTTGTGGACCAGTTGGTCCCAAATCTCCTTGTGGACCAGTTGGACCAGTATCTCCAAGTTCACCCTGTGGCCCTGTTGGGCCTGCTTCGCCTTGTGGTCCTGTGGGTCCAGGATCGCCCTGTGCACCTTGTGGCCCAAGGTCTCCTTGTGCACCTTGTGGCCCCTGTGGGCCAGTTGGCCCTGTGTCTCCATCCAAACCATCGGCACCATTTAGTCCAGATGCTCCAGTGGGACCTGTAGGTCCCTGTACACCTGTTGGTCCTTGTGGGCCAGGAGTTAGCGATATTTCAAAAATTTCAGTATCTACATATTGTTTAGTGGCAGCATGCCCATCTAAAGTTGGTGCACCAACAGAAATGGCTTCTCCAAAGGTAGCACCTTCGACTACCTGAAGTCCATTCTTGACCTTAAAATCTTTATCTGTTGTGCTCACGGTTCACTTTCCCCTAAACTATAATTATATCAAAGAATATAATTATTAACTCCAATAACTGCTATACCAATCGGGGCAGGATTGCTGCTATTGTATCCTTCAATTCCGATTGTGGTAAATTTAACTCTAAACGGCAAAACACTGGTTACCTTTGTTTTTCTTGGTTTAAAAATTATTTTTGCGATTGGGTTGTTGTACTGCTTTACTTTTTTAAATCTTATATCTGAGATATCTGTTATTACGATACCTGCCATTAATCGGTGACATCCTCAATAATGAACATGGAGCCTTTGGCTATAGTCCAGACTCTTGTGTCGTCTGATAGCTGGATGTCAAAGATATCTCCTGTTTCCAGTTGCTCAGATTCATCTGAATCTAGGAATACCGTAAACTCTCCATCATTATCTGCAGATGTTTGTTCTGGGTAAAGATGAATAATAAGATCGTCAACTCTCTTGATATCCATCTTAATTGTCCAGTCAGCGATGACTAGCGGTAGCTTTGCATCATCTGTGGCATATACCCTGAATGATGCCGTGTCTCCACGAACTACCGTCCAGACCACTTCTGGTGGGGTATTTCCAACTGCGTACGAATTCGATCTTGCCATACTAAAATTATATCATCCTTCTTGAGTTTGGACTTTTATTTGAATTGATGGTATAATTGTAGGATAACTTCCCCTTAAAAGGAAGTTTTTCCGTTAAGGAGGAATATGATGAA